AGCCGTGAAGATTGTAAAAGCCTTGCTTGATCAAGGCTTGCGGACCGCCCATGAGGTCAATAGCCGCCCGCGTTTCGCATTCCGGCATGGCCGCATAGACTTCTTCCGGCGTTCGCCTTTGCAGATCCGACTTCAATAAGAGCCACGCCATGTTTACGCGCTCTGTCAGCTCCTGATTGATGGCGTCAGCCTTGCCTTTGAACTCTGCGATGGTCGGCGGGTACTTGCATTCTCGGCATAGACGGACAACCGCCTGCCGTCCCAGCCAAAAATCAATGTCTGGTAAACATTGCACCCAAAGGTCGATGGTCGGGCCGAGCTTCGCAACGCCGCCTTTGAAAACCTCTGCGCTGGGATAGGCCAATAACATAACGGCGAAGATTTCGCTCATTTCCTTGTGGGTCATGTCTCTCCCTCCGCATACATTTGGTGCAGCTGCTGCAGGTCGCTCATTGCACTCTCGCTGGAACTCTGCCGACCGCCATTGCTGCTTCCGGCATTGCGGATGCCCCAGCGATCACGGCTACACTTCCTGATCACCAAATTCCAGTCCTTCCACTTGTTCTTGTTACCGTTACTCTGCGCGCTTTCATCGACGTAGGTAATGCAGCGTGTCAGCTCGGCCTCGCCTAAATCATCAAGCAGGCGGTCACGTTCGTCGTCGCTGAGCCGTACCCAGCCGTATGTACCGTATTTGTGCCGCACAGCGTCTGGATGCTCGTCCTCGGCGGGGTTATATGGGACGGCAACGGTGGCGCGTTCATTAAAGCGTGCGGCCAAATACTCGCGAAATCGGCTATTTTTGACCTTGCGAATTTCGATCAGCAACGGCTTGTTGAGCTTTTCGGATGTAGACCAGTTGTAACGACACCAGTTGAGGATCAGGAGCTCCTTGGTCTGCACGCTATAGCGAATGACATTGTGCGCGCTGTCAAGGCGTTTCAATAGACGCTCTACGGTGTCGTTGTTATACCCCGTCTCATTGGCGATCTGCTTGATGCTGACCTCGTAACACCCACAGAGGTTGGTGTGCGGGTTTGTCATGCAGTAGAGGTAGATGTACCGATCTTCGGGCGTGAAGTCATCAACAACCTTGCTGTCCGACCAGAAGTCCATGCTGATGTTCCTGTAAT